GACCGTCTTTCCGATCTGCCATCACGCTACTATGCGGCGTGAGCGCTATCGGGGCGCTTCACAGCGAGCCCAGTAGAGAGCGGCCGGGTAGTCCCAACCCGACGCAGCGCGCGAGGATAGCCCGCGGAGCTGCGCTTGACTCTCTCACATCGCCCGGTGCGCGACGCCCGGAACGCAGATCTGCGACTTAACACTTCTGCCTGCGATGCGAGAAAGCGCCTCGTTTCGTGAGGCATTCGGCCAAGCATCGTGCGCACTCCGCTTGACACCACTTTGAGCAAGCTTCTTGCCGGAATGGCATTTCCTCATGCTCTCGCGGCTGACGACTCGGGAGCAACCCGTCACGCATTGCATAGCCCATCCCGGCCACTCAACCGTCTAAATCGTCATTCGCTAGAGCCGCCGCTGCTTTCCCGGCGTGGTCAGTCGGTGGGGAGCCGACAGGCGAAACAGACGCAAAAAAGCCGCCGCGTGAACACTCAGGCGACGGCTTGCTTTGTAAAAAAGCCGCATCAAGCAGTAAAGCGAGCGGCAAACAGCCCTATTGGACCAAGGAAAACTACCACACGAGGACTTGACGCAAAAACGACATGTTAGAGAAATCATACGCTCCCGTAACAGTAGCGTCAAGCGCTTTCTGCAACTTTTTTGGCATCGTTTCGCGCGCAGCGATCCAACAGAATCGCCAGCACCTCATCACGACGGTCTGCCGGTATCGCACTCGTCACCAAATTGACGAGTTCCAGAGCGGACAAATGCCCGCATAACTTCCCGCCGAGCGAGGCAGCCTGGTTCGACGACGCGACCGACAAAACTTGTTCTTGAACAATCATTGTGTGTACCTGCCTTCGCTATCTAATGCGGGATCGTTTTGGGTGAAACAGTTCCAATACAATAATCCCTATCATATGGCGAAGCAAGTTTTTTCTGTTTAACTTTGTTGCATAAAAGTCGTTTGCGCGGGAATATTTACTTTGTTCACATCAAAAGAGACACGTTTTGTCTACTTCCTGTCAACCGAATCAAATCAATCATTTATGAACGGCCGGTCGCTTCTTCGGCTCGTTCTGCACCAAGCTCTCCAACGGCTTCCCGGTAATAAGTGCCGTCATGACTTCCAGCAGCGTATCGCGCGACGCTTCCGGGTACTGGGCATACAGCGCCATCACCGTTTCGTTAAATTTCTTGGCGGCGTCATCCTTTGCCATGAACTCGGCTGAGTGATCGGTATCAAGCCATCCGCTCGGCAGCTTCAGCGCCTGCTCTACCCTGTCGCGCAGGTTCGGGCCGGCCAGCTTGTGACCGCTCATGATCTGGCGGAAGTTGATGACGCTTATCCCAAGGCGCTCAGCAAACATCTTCATCATCCCGCGCTCTGGGTGCTCGGGATACTGCGATCGAACCTCATCCTTGAACTGCTCAAGCAGGAATTTAAGGTTTCGACGCCGCACCTGGTCAACGGTCTCGATGCTCATTCAGTAGATCCTCAATCTTCGTTTAGGTTTTGGTCTGCAGACGTTGGCTGCGTTCACGCGATTTGTTCTGAGCCTTGTAAGTCGCCCCTGCGACTAGGCATCGTTTTGTGTATGTTCCGGCTTTTTGCAACGAAAAGCAACCGCAAAAGAAGCATATTTCTAGTGTTTTCTTGCACTTAGCCTCGTTTACGATCGACGAGATAGACAGCTTTTACGGTATACGCTACTATTTCGGCATCGTTTCAACTGGGGAGAAACCGTGAACGCCGATCGCGAAACGAAAGCTCGCCAGATGGCGATGGCGAAGAACGTCAAGAAGCTCAAAACCAAGGAGGCGAAGCGGGCTCAGGTTCACCAGCTCTGCGAATCGCTGAAGAAGGCCATACGAGGAAACAAAGAATGAGCAAGTTACTCATCAACGAATACCCGCTCCAAGTCTTACCAAGCTTGGCGGTTGCGATCGGCTTGAACGAGGCGATCGTGCTCCAGCAGGTGCATTACTGGCTCGATCGCAGCAATGTCCAGAAAAAGGGGCATGTCTGGGTCTACAACACCGTTCCGCAGTGGCAGGCGCAATTCCCCTTCTGGTCGGCAGATACCGTCCGTCGCGCCCTTGCGAACCTGAAGCAGCGCGGCCTGCTCGTCGGCGAATGCTTGGCCGACAACAGCTTCGACAAGACGATGTATTACCGCATCGACTACGCGCAACTCGCGGCCGTCGAAGATGGCAATTTGCAGTCTTCCGATGATGGCAAATTGCAATCATCCACGACCGCAAAATCCAACCTTCTTCTAGATAGAACAGAGACTACAACAGAGACTACGCAGAAAGGCGCTTCGCGCCGTCGCGCTGCGCGCTCCGCCCTCTCTTTGGCAGCTTGGCTGGAAACCTGCAAAGCCAACAACGAGCGCGCCATCCCTGAAGACGATTCTATTTTCGAGTACGCCCGCAAACAGGGGCTTCCTGAAGACTTCATCCGCTTTGCATGGCTGGAATTCAAGCGCAAGTTTGCCGACGAATCCAAGAAGCAGAAAGACTGGCGCGCGCACTTCCGCAACGCTGTCCGCGAAAACTGGTACGGCCTCTGGTTCATCTCGGGTGACGGCAACTGCCTTCTGACGACCCGCGGCAAGCAAGTCGAACGCGAACATGCGGAGGGAGCATGAGATTCGCGTCCGTGTGTAGCGGAATCGAAGCAGCGAGCTGTGCTTGGCATCCGCTCGGCTGGGAGGCGGCATGGCTCTCGGAAATCGAAGCATTCCCGTCTGCCCTGCTCGCCCATCACTATCCTGACACGCCGAATCTCGGCGACATGACGAAGATCGCGCGCAAGGTGCTGATCGGTGACGCCGAAGCGCCCGACGTCTTGGTTGGCGGAACGCCGTGCCAAGCGTTCAGCGTCGCAGGACTGCGCGAAGGACTCGCCGACGAGCGAGGCCAATTAACCATTAGCTACGTGAGGCTCCTTGATGCAATTGACTATATTCGCCGACGAGCAGGAAAGCAGCCCGCAATCTGCGTGTGGGAAAACGTTCCCGGCGTCCTCTCGTCCAAAGACAACGCCTTCGGCTGTTTTCTTGGAGCACTTGCCGGCGAGGATGTTGAACTCGTCCCGCCAGGGAAAAAATGGGCGAACGCTGGTTGTGTGTTTGGACCCTCGCGAACAGTCGCGTGGAGAATCCTCGACGCCCAATATTTCGGAGTGGCCCAACGACGCCGCCGTGTGTTCGTTGTCGCAAGTGCTCGAAAAGACTTCAATCCCGTCGACGTACTTTTTGAGCGCGACGGCGTGCGCCGGGATTCTGCGCCGAGCCGCCAAGCGGGGGAAGAAACTGCCGGAACCCTTGCATCGCGCACTGGCGCAGGCGGCTTCCCCGGAACCGACGAAGCATGCAGCGGATACCTCCAAGCATTCGGGGGGGGCAATACTCGAGGAAGCATTGACGTCGGAACCTGCCTGACGGCTAAAAGCCAGCGGCTTGATTTCGACACCGAGACGTTCGCCGTGTGCGTCACTGGCGACATCACGCACACACTCAAAGCCGAAGGCTTCGACGCGAGCGAGGATGGAACGGGGCGCGGTCAACCGATCGTCGCAACAAGCTCGCAGGCCGTCGCCGACACGCTCACGAGCAATTGGCACAAGAGCAACGGGGCGACTGCCGGGAACAATCCCGGAATTATCAACCCGGTCTTTCATGGCGCCGCCGTGCGCCGCCTGATGCCGATCGAGTGCGAGCGCCTTCAGGCGTTCCCCGATGGATACACGCAGGTTCCCGCGCGGGGCAAGCCCGCCGCAGACGGCCCGCGATACAAGGCGCTCGGCAACAGCATGTGCGTCAACGTGATGCGTTGGATTGGGGAGCGGATTCAGCGCGTAGAAGGCGCATTGTCGGAGGCTGCGTGATGGACCTTGCGCAACTGCTCACGAACCCATGCACTTCCGCCCAGCGCCTTGAGTTTGTCGCGCTCGGCGGGAGTGAGGGAAACATTGAAGGCGACGACGCCGGAAACGCCGTCAACGGTCTTGCGGCCGGCACCCGGCCGAGCGCCGCCGCGCTTGGACTTCTGTTTCTCAATTTCGTTTTCCATCGCTCAGATCGCCTTGATTTCAAGGGTTTTGAACGCTTCCGGCGTCAAAGCGAAGCCTCCAACCTCGAGCGCGTTGCCTTGAAATCCAAAGTCCGTAGCGGAGATCACGTTGACCGTCTTGTAGGAGCAGGAGTACTGCGACGCCTTCGTGATCTGCACCAAGAGGCGAGCGACCGGCTGGCGACCATCAACCATCTTTGCGGCCTTGACGGTGATCTCGAATTGCTTGCCCTTGGTCACGTTCATGTTTGGCTCCGGCGTTGTTGTGCTGTCGATGAATTGAATTATACGCACTAATCAAACAGAGTCAACGAGTATTTTCCTCGCACCACCACAAAGGATAAAAAGTGAGCGCAAACGATCTTCAACGTGCAGTTCCCGCCAGCGTCGAATCCGAACAATCCGTGCTCGGCGCCCTTCTGCTCGACAACGACGCCATCGACCGCATCGGCGATCTGCGCGCTGAGCACTTCTTCCGCGGCGACCATCGCGCCATCTTCGTCGAGATCGTCTCGCTGATCTCTGCCGGCACCGGCGCAGATGTGATGACCGTATTCGAGCGCCTGCAAGCCAAGGGCCGCGCGCAAGACGTCGGCGGGCTGCCGTATCTCAACGACCTGGCGCACAACACGCCGAGCGCATCGAACATCACGCGCTATGCCGACATCGTGCGGGACCGGGCGCAGAAGCGCGGATTGCTCGCTCTGTCGCACGAGATTCAGGATTCGGTCGGCACCACGCCGGATAGCGCCGCAGTGCTGATCGATCGCGCGTCGTCGAAGCTCGAGAAACTTGGCGAGTCGGTCGTGAAGTCGGAGCCGGTCAAGGCTGCGCAAGCATTGGTCGACTACATCACGCACATGGAGAAGCAGGCTGAAGGCTTGATTAAGCCCGTCTCCACCGGCCTGACGGATCTCGACCGCAAGCTCGGCGGCGGCTTCTATGCAGGTGATTTAGTCGTCGTCGCCGCCCGGCCATCAATGGGAAAAACTGCGTTTTCGCTCACTGTGTCGGCGAATGTTGCGGAGACCCAGCCTGTCCTGTTTCTGTCCATGGAAATGACCAACATCCAGCTTAACCAGCGGCTCGTGTCGTCGCAGGGCAAGATTTCAATGGCGACGCTGCGCAACCCTGCAGACATGAAAAACGAGGACTGGACGCGCGTCACGATGGCAACGCAGCGCATCAGCGAGCTCGACCTGTATCTCGACGATCAGCCGTCGCTCACCCTGCTCGAAGTGCGCAACAAGGCGCGAGCGATCAAGCGCAAGCACGGCCTGTCGATGCTCGTTGTCGACTATTTGGGATTGATGGCGACTGGCGACGAGGAGCGGCGCGACCTGCAAATCGGCGCGATCACGAAGGGGCTGAAGAACCTGGCGAAAGAGCTTGGCATTCCAGTCGTCCTGCTCTCGCAGCTCTCGCGCAACGTTGAGCAGCGCCCGAACAAGCGTCCGTTATCGAGCGATCTGAAGGACTCCGGCGACATCGAGGCAGACGCCGACACGATCCTGTTTCTCTACCGCGATGAGGTCTACAACCCTGATTCGATGGACAAGGGCATCTGCGAGGTCATCTGCACGAAGCAGCGCCAAGGCGAAACCGGGATTGTCGGACTTTCGTTCATCGGCGAACAGACGCGATTTGAGGACTTGGCGCACGGCCAGTCGTTCGGATCGAGAGGCGAATCGAGGACCAAAAACCGGGGATTTGACTGAAAAACCGCGTGCTTTTTTCGCCAACATACGATACTATTTAAGCATCGTGTACCGCATTAGATATGTTTCTCTCCTTCTGCTTCTTGGGCCGAAAAGTTCTGCCCTTCGTTGCAGAAAAGCCAAAACGGCGATGTAAATGCGTGCCGAAGTGGCATCTTAACCCATAAAACCGTCACGGAATAATCGGCCAAACGAGGAGCCATCAGTGTTCAAGATCGAAAAAGACATCCCGATTCCCGAGGGCCGCAAGCGCGGTCGGCAGTCGTCCTACCCTTTCGCCAAGATGGCAGCAGGCGAATCTTTCATCGTTGAAGGAGCAGAAGAGCGCATTGCGGTGATCCGTCGCGCGGCTCACTCGTTCGGCTTGCGCCATCGCAAGCAATTCATCGTGCGCTTAGTTCCGGGCGGCGTTCGTGTTTGGTGCGCTGGCGACAAGGAGGCAGCGGAATGACAAAAGATCAGATTCGCGCCGTTTTCATGGCGAACGGCTTCACGATCAAAGAAGGGCAGACAGACCTTAAGCCGTACGTGTACGAGGCGGCGGCCGGGCTAATCAGGGCTGCGCTCATGCAGGCTAACGCTGACGGAGTGCGATTCTCTGCATTCGTCAGCGCCATCGTTGCTGACACGAACGGCGACGAATTGACGCCGTCTCAGCAGGCGATTGTCGACCAGTTCCAAGACTCGCCCCCTCCGCGCATCACGATTGACGACGTGCGATCGCGAATTGATGCGGCTCTTGCCAAGGAGGCGGCATGACCGAGCGCGACCAATTCGAAGCATGGCTGCTTTCCGAAGGCTATCCGCGTGAGCGCCTGAAGATCCGCATCAGCCGCTACGTCGACGACCATATCGACGACCTTTGGTCAGGTTGGGAAGCTCGCGCCGGTTTTGCGGCTCCTTCAGCCAGCGCCGAGCAGCCAGACCTGCACAGCCAGATCATGAATCTGCCGTGCGTCACCCCGCAAGACTACTTCTTCAACGAAAAAATGGCCTACAAGGCCGGCCATCGTGACGCGCGCCATGCGGCTGCGGGATTTGCGGCCGCCGCATGTGCCGCCGTCGATTTTGCCGCCAATCACATGACGCCCGATCAAGCGGCGAAGGGGGCGAAATGATCCAGTTCCTCATCGGCATCGCGATTTACACAGCGATCGCTGTCGTCCTGAAGGACGCCGGCCTGACGCCTTTCGATTGGCAGTATTGGGCCATCCCCCTGCTCGCGATCGCTGCGGAGATCAACGAAGGCTTTCGTCAGCGCACCAAAGCGAGGAAAGCATGAGCGCAGCCGCCATCCTCTCCTATCTCGAAGCCAATCCTGCTGGCGCCAAGCCCGCCGAAATCGCCGAGCACATCGGATCGCATGTGAACGTCGTATGCGTGCTGCTCGGCCGCCTCTGTAACGACGATCAAGTGACGCGCAACGGTGGCGGCCGCTCGCGGCTGAAGGCCACATGGCGCATTGCCGGTGCCGAGCCCGTCGAAACGTTCGGTGCAGCCGAAGCACTCGCTGCGATGCAGGCTGCATGCCGTGCGCGGCTGCTCGATCAACCTGCGTTGCGGAGGTCGGCATGAGCGATTACTACATCGTCGCGGTATGCCACACGCGACGAGATCATGAATACATCACGCT